GAGCTGCTTGACTAGCTGCTGTTAAAATTCCTTGAAGCGTAATTAATTTTTTGTTTCTTTTATCAGAAATCAAGATTGAACCATCTTCTCGTGCTAGCTCCAATGTTTCTAGACTTCTTTCAGCGGCAGATTCGTGTTTTATAAATCTTGGGATGTATGTTGTGTTTAATATTTCTGTTCCATCAAATTTTATGCTTGCCATATTATTCTCCTGAATATTGTTTTAATTGTGATTGTCTGTTAAGCAAGTCGACTATTGCTTTCATTAGAGCTTCTTTATCGTTTACATCTCCATTAAAGTTAAAGACGTAACTGTGTTGCCCGTATCCCATTTTTCCTGCAAATGTTTGTTCGTCTGCAACCAATTTACTAATCCCTTCTGTTGTTAAAAATCCTGCCTGATTTCCCATAAATGTTTGCCTTTGATTGATCTCTTCTTCTGCAAGCTTTCTTTTCTCGTCAGCATTAGATTTTATTTCGGCTATTTCTTTATCATAACTTTCTCTTAAGATTGTAAGTTCGTCTTTTGCAATTTCTGAGTTGATATTAGTTATATTTTTTCCAACGGCATTAATTATTGCCTGTTCTTTTTCCTTTTCTTGTTCAAGCTCTTTAATTCTTGTTCGCCATCCAGTATTCATTGCTTTTCTTTCTTCTTCTATTTGTTTTTCAATCTGTTCTATTCTTTTCCTTGAAGATATAGCTCTATTTTTTAGTTCTTCATTATATCTTTCTTCTGCTGTTTTTAATTGTTTATTAGTTTCTTTATCTAAGTTTTCAAGTTCCTCTCTTAAGTTATTTACAGCTTTTGTTTGTTGTTCAAATGATTTTACTATTTTAGAAGAAATTGTTTCAAACGCTGATTTTATTCTTTTAGCAGTATCTTCAGCATCGTCAGCTAAGTCTGGAAGAGCATTGTCGCCGCCTTCACTTATCGGAGTTATTATATTTTCTGATGTTTTTTTCCATTTTTTTTCGAATTCGCTAGATAACTTTTCAAAATTTGTCCAGTCAAAAGCGCCCTCAATCATATCAATAGCAGAATCTTTTAGTCTGTCACCGTATGTAGACTCATCGCCAGTAAAGAAAGATTTTACTTTTTCAAAAATAGCCCCCAATCCCAACCCTGTGCCAGACACTACCCTAGGCACTGTTAGTGCAACCTCTCTAACCGCATTGAAGGCTGATGCCATATTCTTTGCCCAATCTCCGCTCATATGAATGGTATCTGAGAAGAATGTTGAGAAGTCATTAATAATTTCAGATCTTATATATGAACTTAGTTTCCCCATTTCTTCCCTCAAATCACCAATACTATTTATTGTTTGCTGCATTCCTCCTTGGGAAGTTTTAGCCATCTGCTCATTTAATCCACCATAAGTATCTGTAAGATATTTAGTTATGGCTTCTGCCTTTTGTTCTTCTGTACCTAATTCAATAATTTTCATCGTGTTCTCATCTAATTTGAACCCTCTGTGCGTAAGTGATGCATAATTGCCTTCCATAGCCATACCAAAAGCATTACCAAAACTAATCATATCTTGTGTCGTTGCATTAGCTCCCTTTTCGGCCACAATCATATCCAAAATAGCAGGTGTCATTCTTTTAATGGTGTTTGTATTTAATTCAAAAGTGGCAAGTTGTGCCTGAAGTGCTATTGTAACTTCATCGCCAACCACTCCAACTTCTTGAAGAGCCGCCGCTTGTTCAAGTAATGAATCAACTTGTTCATTTGTTGCGTCAGTTGTTTTCTTTAATAAATGTTCTAATTTAACTTCTTGCTGAATTTGATTTTCATACAAAGAAATATTATCTCCTAAGAATTTAGATATTTGTTGAATACCAAAATATGTACCAGCAATTCCAGCAAGACTTTTTAAAGATTTTGATAATGTTCCGACCTCCTTATTGAAAAGAGAAGCATTTTGCTTAGCACTTTTAAATGCTTTTTCTGTATTATCTCTAGCATTTATATTAACTTGTACATTTGATTCATTTGTGGCCATTTTTCTTATTTTCAATTGACATTATAGTTACAATTTTTTCTATAAAGTCTTTTGGTTGATTCATAATGTCGTTATAAGTCCATCCAAATTTTTCACACAGTTTATACATTATCCATTCTTTTGGGACTTTGGTTGATGTTCCTTGAAGAAAAAAAATAAGTTCTTTAGTGAATTCTTTTTTTTTTCGTGCTTTTCTTGCAAGTTTTTTAATATTTCTTTGTATATAGGAAATATTATTTTTTTGCTGAATTTATCAGTTATGTCTTTTGTTATTGGAACTGGACTACCATCATCTTCAACTAAATTCCAGCTATCTATCATTTTCCACATTAGGAATCTTATCTGATCATTTTCTTTTTTGATTGAAGACAATTCTATTTCGTCATACCAAGGTAACTCCGACTTAATATTAATTACTAAGTCAGAGTCTGGTATCTTTACTTCTATAGTCTTTTTGAGTTCGTTAATGTTCATATTAATAAGATGTTCCAGCTGTTTTATTAATAATTGATACATTTATGGCTACGGCATCAGCTGTGTCATATAAAACTTCCATTTCTTGATTATCCATAATTAATGATCCAACCTCTAATGGCTCATCATTAGTTATTGGCTTTATTTTATGAAATTTAATTGTAAAGTTTTCTTTTGTGCTACCACCAGAGATAACATCTCCATTGCTTGATAAAGTTAATGCTTGCTTTACAGAGTTCAGCCATGCTACATGTTGCCCAACGTCTTCAAATAATCTTCCGATAGATAATTGAGCTTCTCTTGTTTGTGGCAGCAACTTAATCGGACTTTGTGATCCAGTAGCTTGACCATCCAATAAATTGTTTTTAACAACAAATGAGAATTGGTATAAAGGTGTAGCTGTTGCCTTTGATGCTGCGGCAGTATCAGCTAATGCAGAAGTTGCAGCTATTCCAACCAATGTATTTCCCTGCAATAATGGATTTGATAAACTAGTATAGCTTGGAGTCTGAGCCTTTAAATATATATTATTTCCTGATGCAGCAGTTATCGATGCTGATTCAAAACCTACAGTTTCACCATCTGCATTTACATCTGTTAGCGTAATGTTTTGATATGTACCATTGTCTAATTGAACACAGATTATATCTCCAACGACAAGACCAGAATTTGGCCTACTATCATAATCATGACTTAATTTTAAACTTGTTACTTCTCCAGATAATGCTGTATTAAGCTTACCAACAGAGAATTGCCCAGTTGCCTTAATAGATGCTGTAATTTGTAGTTTTTGGTCAACAAACTCTCCTTTTAATTGATCAACTTTTACTCCGAAATATCTTTGAGCATAAGGCCCTTTCTGAATTTCGATAGTATAACTTTTTGGATCTCCGATAGTGAAAGGATGAGTGTACCCTGTTGCACTTCCAGTGCTTACTCCTTTTTTAAGTGTCATGTTTAAAAAATGAGCTAGATTGTCTGCGTCTGCTAAAACCACAATGTCGCCTTCATGCTTTCTTGAACCCTTAAGTAAGTCATCTGATTTAAATTCATTCCCTTTCATCCTTCTGTCAGCATCATAATTTAATATTGTTTTGACAGACTCACTAATAAGCGGGCAAAAAATGCTAGGAATTACTGGAGTCCCTTCTGTTGTTTCTGGTTTTAATGCTAGATAGCTTTTATCCGATAAATATGTCATTTTATTGTTCTTTATTATTTATTTTTAATTCTTTTTTGAAACCTATTTTTTCAAAATTTATATTGTGAAAATCTTCTGGCGCATCGACAATTTCACCAGGATTTATTATTCCTATTCCAGGAACAGTTAATGTTTCTTTTGTTATGTTTTTTATTTTCATATTATTAAAAAACGGCGACATTGCATTTCTGCTTTTGTCGCCGCCTGTTATAGCGTTACGGTTTTTAATTGATTTAATTATATCACAAATAATTATTTACAACAACATCACAATCAATCTTAAATGTTGCAAAATTGAATGTTCCAGCAGTCACTTTAAAATCAAATGTTGCCTCTACAACACTTACATTGATAACTTCACCGCCCAAATCTGGATCTGTGTCAAAAGCTTCTATTATCATATCCGCTGTTTTTGTCATTATTCCATCAGCTTCTTCATTATTCCTTCCTGACTTTGATTGCTCTTGATAAAGATTTACCACAAGATGAAAAGTTCTTTTATTTCTTCCCGTATCCAAACCTTCTCCTGCAATACCAGTATTTAATATAACTGCGACTGGATAATTTTTAAAATCTCCGTTCGGATAATCAAATATATCGCCAAAAATAGAATTACCATTATCATCAACTATTGATTCTAGTTTTGTTTTAATCAATGCTTTTATTTCTTCTAATTTTGTTTTCATCTTATTATAGATTTACATATACTATTAATGGCTTCTGTAAAAAATTGTTCAATACGTGGCTTCGACTTTTCAACAGCCCTTTTAAAAAATGGATTTGGAGCTGTTCCTGGATGCTTTACTTTATTATATACACCCCAACCACTTCTTTTGTTTGCTAATCCTCCAGGATGACCCTTATATCCGATTCTTTTAGGTCTTATTATATGAGGTCTAGTTCCTTCATGTACATATGCAGAATAGATTGCTTGAGAAACTATTTTTCCGCTTAATTTTGTTTTCATTATGGGAGTTGAAATTTTTTGTCTTAAATTTCCTCCTCCACCTCCCTTATTGACAGGAGCTTCCCTTAAAGAAACGTTCCTTATTGTATGAAGTGACTTTTGAACCGCTTTACTAACCTCATTAACAGTTTCGCGTGGAGCATTCTCTAATCCATTCCTAAGGACGTCTAATCCTGTTATTTTTACATCGATATCAATCATTTTTCTTTCTTGTTATTATCTCTAAGTGAGAATGCCCCATAAAAGAATATCTTTTCATTCCAACTACCTTAAGCTCATCCCCATTTTCTCTTATAATATTATCCATTTCTTTAATATCCCAATCATCACAAAACATTAAATAATTCTTTCCAAAATTTCCATCCATATCCTCCGACGGATAATCATCTAATTCTTGGAAGCAACAAGGAATTGATAATATGTAGTCTTCATATCCTTCGATGTCAGAACCACTTTCAACTTCAAATCTCTGTGTTTTTATTATTTCATTGTATGTTGTTTTTAATGCGTTCATAATTAATATTTTACATAACTATCTAATATCTCTTCTACTTTTTCAAAATCATCTCTTTTTTCTTGGTCTTTAAATGAAACTGAATAAGATCCAACATTTAATGATTGGATTTCGCCATTAGATTGATTGCTGTAGCTTACAATGTTTGCAACAAGAACCGTGGTCGCAAATTTTATATCTTTTGGTACTTCTTCGCTGTATCCCCACTTAGCAGTAATTTTAATGTTTTGAATACCTTTTGGGAATATTCCCTTTAGCCTAATTGATTGTTTTGGAATTTCATTAGCTGGTTCTAAAAAGTAATCAATACCAGGTTGTAAGTTGTTATAGATAATATCACCACTGGTTGTTTTTATTTCAATTTTTTCGATGCTTACGCAATCGTCAATTAATAGTTCTGATGTTCCATCTCCATCATAAGACCTTTCTAATGGAATTGTGTCAGCAATAAAATTTCTGCCAGTTTTTTTATCTATATAGTTTTCTGCGTTCTCAATCCATTCATTTATTTGATATTGAAAATTTTCTCTTATTTCTGTTAATAAGTAGTTTTCTATATTTTCAATTTGTGTGTATCCTTTCATCTTTTTAAATTTACTAATTATCAAATTTGTTATATGGACTGTCTTTTTCAAAGTAAGGACTATTTTTTTCACTATAAGGATTTGGTTTTTCTTTATATGGATTATTAATCCTGAATGTCACCGTTCCCCCTATAGAGCTTTTTGTCTCTACTTCAATTATAACATTTCCACTTGTAGTTTCAATAGAAAGTCTTTCATTTGAAACTACACCACTGATTGTTTTTTTAATGTTTTGCCTTTCAAGTAAAACAGTACCAGCTAATGTTTTTATAATAGTTGCTTCTAGATAGGAATTTCCTGCTGTCGCCCCTGTTTCTTCTTTTTCAATTTCGATTAAACCAGCTGTTTGATCAAATACCTGTCTTTCTAATTCAGACGAGCCAGCTAATGTTTGAACTATTATTTTTTCATATAGCACCTTTCCTGCTGTTGTTTTCAGTCCTTCATATTCTGATATCGCTTC